GTTAAAATGCAATGGTCGCAATCACCGTGCAAGGTGCACAGCTCATCAAGCGAGTGGTCGAACGCTTTTATCCAGGGATAGCATTTGATATAAATGAAGGAGCATGTTATATATATAAGTTTTCTGATCATATACGACGTATAAGGATGAAACATGGGACGAAATATCGGCGGCAGGCGGAAGAGATTATGCGCAGTATAAGTCTGAGAAAGGAGCGATTGTATGGGATACCAGTGTTAGATGAGGTTGAGTGGAAATACGTGTTTGACGGCCAAACGTTCCAAAGTTACGCTTTTGAGGTGTACGTGAACTCAATTTTGCCGTGGAGTGAACTTGATCCGGAGGAGGAGTTCTTACGTAATTATAGAGTTTCAAGGGAGACGACTGAAGTGGAAAAATTTATCGAATTTCGTGCTAAAAACGAGATGCAAATATACGGAGATATACCCATTAAAGTATGGTGTTGTTTCATCAACGAACTGAGTATAGAATTAAATCCAATCCCTTTAGGGATGCAAGTTATGGCTGACTTCGTAAACCGTTTCAATTCGCCATTCCACCAGGGGAATAGAGATTTATCAAATCTTGAAGATTTTCAAGTCGCATATACCACGCCGCTCTTATTTGAGATGTGTTGCATGGAATCAATTTTAGAATTCAATATTAAAATGCGTATGCGTGAAGAAGACATCTCGGCGTTGGAATTCGGTGATATAAAGATTGATCCAGTTGGACTATTGCGTGAGTTCTTTATTCTGTGCTTACCACACCCAAAGAAAATTAACAACGTTTTAAGAGCGCCATATTCTTGGTTTGTGAAGATGTGGGGTGTCGGAGCAGATCCAATCGTTGTCTTACAATCTACGGCGGGTGATGATAGGAATTCAAAGGATGTGTTTTATGACAAGTTTCGAACCGAGCCGAATCGATACAAAGCCCTATTTCGATCGTCGTTTTATAACGAATCAAGACGAATGAATGAGGAGAAGATCTTAGAGGCGGTGAAGTATTCGCAAAATTTAGGCTCGCACGATCGTAGGCTACCTCTTTTTGAAAAAATGTTAAAGATGGTTTATACTACACCATTCTACCCGCATAAGAGCTCGAACATGATATTAGCATCTTTCCTATTAAGCATTCAAACCATTACTGGATATGGCAGGGCGTGGGTGAAGAACGTGAGCACCGAGTTCGATAAACAGCTGAAACCGAACCCAAGCAATCTGGTTCGAGATGTTTCGGATTTAACGCGGGAATTCTTCAAGCAAGCATATGTTGAAGCAAAAGAGCGTAGAGAGGAGATGGTTAAACCCGAGGATTTATACACATCGATGTTACGATTAGCGAGAAATACAAGTTCGGGTTTTTCAACCGAGATTTACGTAAAAAAGAGATTTGGTCCAAGATTAAGGGATAAGGATTTGGTTAAGATCAATTCAAGGATTAAGGCTTTGGTTATTTTCACTAAGGGACATACTGTATTCACTGATGAAGAACTTCATAAAAAATATAATAGCGTTGAACTATATCAAACTAAAGGCTCAAGAGATGTACCGATCAAGGCCACAAGAACGATATATTCAATCAATCTCTCAGTGTTGGTACCGCAGTTGATTGTTACTTTACCTTTAAATGAATATTTTTCTAGGGTTGGCGGGATAACTCGTCCGGATTACAAAAAGATCGGAGGAAAGGTGATTGTCGGAGATTTAGAAGCTACGGGGTCGCGCGTGATGGACGCAGCTGATTGCTTCCGTAACTCTGCCGATCGCGACATATTCACAATCGCAATTGACTATAGTGAATACGATACACACCTAACGCGGCATAATTTCCGAACCGGCATGCTCCAAGGGATCAGAGAGGCTATGGCTCCCTATCGGGCTTTGCGATATGAAGGTTATACGTTAGAACAAATCATAGATTTTGGATATGGAGAGGGGAGGGTAGCGAATACGTTGTGGAACGGAAAGCGAAGACTGTTTAAGACTACATTTGACGCGTATATACGATTAGATGAGAGCGAGCGAGACAAAGGTAGTTTCAAGGTCCCCAAGGGAGTGCTTCCAGTATCGAGTGTTGACGTTGCGAATCGAATCGCGGTGGACAAAGGATTCGACACGCTTATCGCGGCAACGGATGGAAGCGATTTGGCTTTGATTGATACACACCTTTCCGGCGAGAATTCGACTCTTATCGCCAATTCGATGCACAATATGGCTATTGGAACCTTGATACAACGGGCCGTTGGGAGGGAGCAGCCAGGGATTCTTACCTTCTTATCGGAACAATACGTGGGGGACGATACACTGTTTTACACAAAACTACATACTACAGATATTACGGTTTTCGATAAGGTGGCGGCTTCAATTTTTGATACCGTGGCGAAGTGTGGACATGAAGCTTCACCTAGTAAAACGATGATGACGCCATACTCTGTGGAAAAAACGCAAACGCATGCAAAACAGGGTTGTTACGTACCACAGGATCGTATGATGATTATCTCATCAGAAAGGAGGAAGGATATCGAAGATGTGCAGGGATACGTGCGTTCGCAAGTGCAAACGATGATAACGAAAGTGAGTAGAGGATTTTGTCACGATTTAGCGCAGCTAATATTGATGCTTAAGACTACCTTTATTGGAGCGTGGAAGATGAAGCGGACTATTAAGGAAAATGCGATGTATCGCGACAGAAAGTTTGATTCGAACGATGAGGATGGGTTTACGCTAATACAGATCCGGAATCCCTTAGCGTTATATGTTCCTATAGGTTGGAATGGGTACGGTGCACATCCAGCAGCTCTTAATATCGTTATGACGGAAGAGATGTATGTAGATTCGATCATGATCTCAAAGCTGGATGAGATTATGGCGCCGATAAGGAGGATTGTGCATGATATTCCGCCATGTTGGAACGAGACTCAGGGAGACAAGCGCGGACTGATCAGTGCAACCAAACTGAGTTTCTTTTCGAAGATGGCTAGGCCAGCTGTCCAAGCCGCTTTAAGCGATCCGCAAATAATGAATCTGGTCGAAGAACTACCGCTTGGAGAGTTTTCACCTGGACGCATTTCAAGAACTATGATGCATAGTGCTCTTCTGAAGGAGTCTAGCGCTAAGGCGTTATTATCTAGTGGTTATAGACTAGAATATCAGAAGGCTTTGAACGGTTGGATTGCGCAAGTTTCAATGCGTCTGGGAGAGGAGTCTGGAGTAATATCGACATCCTATGCGAAACTCTTCGATGTGTACTTCGAAGGTGAGTTGGACGGAGCACCCTATATGTTTCCAGACCAAAATTTGTCTCCGCAGTTCTATATACAGAAGATGATGATTGGCCCACGAGTTAGCTCACGAGTGCGGAATTCTTATGTTGATCGAATTGATGTGATATTAAGAAAGGATGTCGTAATGCGAGGTTTTATTACTGCCAATACGATTCTGAACGTAATTGAAAAATTAGGGACTAATCACTCAGTGGGAGATCTGGTTACGGTCTTCACGCTTATGAATATCGAAACACGTGTGGCTGAAGAGTTAGCTGAATATATGACTTCAGAGAAGATACGATTCGATGCGTTAAAACTTCTAAAGAAAGGGATCGCTGGCGACGAATTCACCATGTCGTTGAATGTCGCTACCCAGGACTTTATTGACACCTACCTCGCCTATCCCTATCAGTTGACGAAAACGGAAGTTGATGCCATATCGTTGTATTGCACGCAGATGGTTATGCTACGTGCGGCACTCGGGTTACCAAAAAAGAAGATGAAAATTGTTGTAACTGATGATGCGAAGAAAAGATACAAGATACGTTTGCAGAGGTTTAGAACGCACGTACCTAAGATTAAAGTTCTTAAGAAGTTGATCGATCCAAATAGAATGACAGTTAGAAATCTTGAGAACCAATTCGTTTGAGAGCACGCGCCGCATTACACTTAC